ACAACACCAACCACAGCGAGGAAGTCCCGAACCAGAATCCCGTTGCGGAAGTGTATCTTAATGCTAAGTTTTTAAAATTTTTCATTTTGTGTGTTGTTGTTGGGGAAAGAAGTAATCACCTGCTCCGCAGAAGACTATCTTTTTCTGAATTTATGTCTGTATTTGATACACCATTTATACGTGGGGAACAAGCACTAACATTATCTAGATTGATTGGCATTCGTAACATTGTAAAACCTCCATGGTCCCAACTCCTGCAATTCCCTTTCGAAAATGCAGAGGCTATCGGAGGATTCCCAGCAATATCAGATTTGAGAGATTATATAGGACAAGATGAAAGCAAATTCAAACGCATCTTTGGATCTGACATATCGTACAAAGGGAAATTCCCACTATTTGCAAGCGTATTACCGGAAGACACTGAAATCCGATTTGGGTTACCAGCAACATACATGTTTACTAAAGACATCATGACTGACAAACTGATCTTTGATGCAGACGTGAAATGGGATGTCCACTACAAAGTGACAGATTACCTTTTAAAACCTTACCTGGAGGCAAGCTATGTATCGCCTACTGATGCTGACCACACCAAAATGTTTCTTAAAGCTGCGTACCACCCTTTAGTTGTTAAATTTGAGAATGCTCACATGAAAGTATTAGGATCTAGACATGTAACTACAACTCGGAGATATCGGGAGCTTTTAAAAGCTGGAAAGAACTGGCCTGATCTTCGCCCAAAAGACTACTTCATATCCAAAGGCTGGAAACTCTTCAAACTCAGAACTATCACTATCTTTTATCATCCAGAAACCAAAATTGCATATTGTTTCACCTATAAAGACATCAAAAGAGTATCCCAGACATTAAGAGGGTTGGCCTTAACATTTGAATATGCATCAGTTCAAGCCAAAAGGATTGAAAGAGAAGATTTCTTGTCTAAAGCGGTTAAGATGGTTGATCTATACTTTTCTGCTGTTGGAAATTTATCTTATGACGAGTATCAGAAATTGGCTAGATGTGCTGATTGTCATTATCACCTGTGGCTGGCAGAGCTTGCGTCTGATGTTGGACCCCGCAATGCAGACAACATGTGGATAAAGGTCATAGAAGAGAGACTCGAAGAAATAATTCCATATGCTAAAGTCAAAGCCATACTCAAAGGACTCAAAGCTGTCGAACAACACGATCTCCTAAAGATTTACAAATTCATGCACGTTCCGGATTTTGATCCAAATTCTGTACTTCAAAAACTGTATGAAAAGCATAAGAATCCTAATGTCGTTCTTGATCAAAAACTCTATGAAGATTTTCTTATTTATCGCAACAGACAATTTATTCGAACTTATAGGGAGAGACACCACCAAAACCCTGGCAAAGTTACAGACGAATCCCACATCACTCAAGAAGACTACATTACAATGCAACCAGACACAATGACCAATGACCTGATCAAAACAATCGATCTAAAAGGAGCGTTGCAATACCAAAAGTATACACATTCAGAACTCACACTCGTTAAGGACAAAACTTGTGCTAGTAGCAAAGGGAGTTTCAAGTCTGAAACAAGCACAGTTAACGGAAACTACCTTCTCTATACTTTGAACAATCCCCACATGACAAATAGAGAGGAAATTGTGCAGAGAATTGCAGGGAATGTCGTCCGGAACATCGCCGATATCGCGTTAAAGCCTGAGACTAAGAAGCCAAACAGCAGACCTTTTATGATGGCAAATCCAGAGAGAAGATGGTTATTATCTGAACTTGAAGCTAATATTGGGAATTTTATTGATAACAAACGTGGGACTTTCACTGGCAAAGGGTTTACTGATAAAGTTAAGCTCTTCAGTAGCTTTGCTTCTGGACAAGTATCAGCTAGAAACATCGTCCAAGATCAATTCATGATTTCTTTTGACCTCGAAGCCTTTAGCCCCAAATTTCCAGTTCAAGTCAAAAAGGACCTTTATGATCACTGGGCAAGACTTTATGACAATGAGGTTCCAGAACTCTGTTACCAGATATTTAAAGATGGGAAGCTCCGATATGAATGGAATGGCATTAGGACAGAGTACCAGCTAGCAGGAAACGATTTGGAAGGCTTCAATGGCAAGATGAATACTGATTTCCATACAGATCTAATGTCATATGCCTTAACATTGACCAGAAAAAAGTATCCCTTTATCATGTCTGGCCAATTAGCTGTTCTCATTGATGACGGTTTGTTAAGACTTTTCTCTTCGAAAGTCCTAAGCCAAGCTGAGATTTGGACAGTTGTTGATTATCTGACTAACATCTATGCAAACCTTGGAATTAAAGTCTCTTGGGACAAAACTTTGGTATCTCGAACAACTGCTGTTTTCCTCAACGAAGTAATCCACCTAGGAAGAATCGTGTCATCTGGCTTAAAATCTTTCCTAAAAATTGGTCCTGAAAAGAAAAATCCCTTAGGAAGCTTCTTAGATGAAATTCAAGAAATTGCTTCGAATATAAAAGGAGCCATTGCAGCGGGGACTGACTTGAAACATGCAGCGATTAGATATCTGAAAGAAATCGTGAAAACTGACATGATGTGGAATCGGCGTGCATTTCCTGTGTTGGAGAACATCATGTTGAAATATTTTTTGTCGCCTGGCCTTGGAGGATACGGAATACAACCTTTACAGTGCCTCGCTGGAAATGCAGCCTTTAATGCAGATACAACATCCTTAAGCGCTATCCGAGCCATCTTAGTTAGAAGAGAATATCCGGTTGTAGAACAGCGTTTCATATCAATTTTTAACGGGAGCTTTAATCAATTAGGGCCCAAATCATTCTTTGAATCTCCTGAAGCCATTCGGTCTAGTATTCCCGCTGTTGCAAAGCCTCGTTTAAAGGGTACTATCGAACCTATAGTCCGACAACTTAGCAAAAGTCCTATTGTTAATGAAGCATTTCTCTGCAAAGATTTGATCAAACTTGAAGAAGCTAAAGACTCCATAATGTTGCAAGACCAGATTATCCCATTGGTTACAACACTATGGTATGCTTCCACTCCTTCAGCCATGATTGACTCTATTGTAGGAAAGTTCATGAACAGCTCCACCATTGCCAATTTGCTTCCTAGAGACAAGAAAATCAAGATGATGGCAAGAACTAAGTCGGATTACGTACGAAATAATTTGTGGTGGTGCCAATATAAATAATCCAAAAAACAATAAACAAACAAAAAAGGTATAAAAATCCTTCCCGAAGCGGAGTCCTACTGGATTTTCATACTAAATAAAAACGGCAAAAAATTTATATTTATCTTTTATAGCCGGATGACGTACATC